CAATCGGTGGTTCAGTTCATCTTGGTGATATGAACAACGAAAAGAAAAATGTAAAGGAGATTCTTCGTGTGTGGAATAGTTAGTACTATTGGAGATTATAATGATGAAGTAGTAAATGATATGCTACAACAAATCGAGCACAGAGGTAAAGATAACCGAGCTATTTATATAAATGGTAATGTACATCTTGGTCATAATCGTTTAAGTATTAATGATGTAAGTGAATTAGGAAATCAGCCATTTGTTTGGAATGATTATGCACTTGTAGTTAATGGTGAGATATGGAACTATCCACAATTAAGAAAAGAATATGAAGAACGAGGTTATGAATTTTTTAGTAATAGTGATTCAGAAATAATTTTATATCTATACAAAGAGAATGAATTAAAAAGATTAGAGGGTATGTTTAGTTTTGTTCTACATGATGCACTTACTAATGAATTAGTTGTATCAAGAGATTGGGTTGGTAAGATTCCATTATACATTTATAATAATGGAACAAATGTTTTGATAGCATCTGAAATGAAATCAATTCTAAAAGTATTACCACAAGCAGAATGTAAGTTTGTACCAAAGAATTCATTAGTTAGAATAAATCAATTGACTGGTAAAGTATTTATTGAGGAAAATTTTTATTGGGGATTTTCCGAGTATGAAGATAAAGTATTTAATCAAGATGAAGTAAATAAAAAAACTTATGAGTTGTTAGATAACGCAGTAGAGAAAAGATTATTAAGTGATGTTAAGATTGCAACTTGTTTGAGTGGTGGTATTGATTCAAGTGTGATTACTTATTTGTTAAGTACAAAGATACCAGATATCGTATCCTATACAGTCAAGTTCGATGAGGATTCAAGAGATTTAATGTTTGCAAGAATGGTTGCAGAACATATTAATATTCCTTTGGTTGAGGTTGAGATACCAAGAGACCCAGAAGAATTAAAAAGAAAATTTTTAGAAGTAATAAAGGTTATAGAATATCCATCAACAGTCCAAATGGAAGTTGGTATTCTACAAAGTTATGTAGCAGAGAGAATGAAAGAGGATGGTGTTAAGGTTGCGTTTAGTGGTGAGGGTTCTGATGAATCATATGGTTCATATGGTACATTTAGAATGTTCAGTAAGAAACCTGATTGGAGTGATGTAAGGAAAAAGTTATTTGAAAAACAATACTATGGTAACTTACTTCGTGGTAACAACATCTTTATGAACTATGGAACTATCGAATTGAGATGTCCTTTTTTCGATACGGATTTTTTAGATTATACTACTAATCTAAATCATCCTGTCCTTGATGAAGGCAATCAATGGAAGAAACCACTTGCGGAAGCATTTCGTGGTTATCTACCAGATGAGGTATGTGACCAAGAGAAAAGGGCATTTCAAAAAGGTACAAACTTTAAAGAGTATATCGAAGATGTAATTTTAAATGATAGAGAAATAAATTTTAGAAATAGAAAAAAATTATTTCATTGTAT